CTACGAACACGCACATATAAAGCATGTCGAATGTGGCAGTGTTGTAGCGGTTGCGTAGCTTCTCAATGTTGGCCAGGTTGAAGCCGCCCGCAATGGCGTCTTCCATAGTGATGACATAGCGCCACTGGCCATCCGGGCAGAGCCTGCCGCCGTTCCGCATTTCATCAAACAGCGGAAATTTTATGGCCGCGCGTTTCTTGCTGCCCTGTTTCCACTCTTCACCCGTCCAGAACGGGTACGCCTGGTGTGTTTTGGCCGATGGCGTGGAAAAGTAGGTGGTGCGCCATTTGTCATGGGTGGCCATCGCGCTGGCCACCTCGTTCAGTTTTGCGAAGTTGGGAACCCAGAAATATTCGTCACAGTAAAGATGGCCACTGTATGACTGGGCGGTGTTTTTGTTGGTAGACAGGAAGCGCAGCTCTGCGCCGTTGCTTAAGCGGATCGGGTTCCCGGTCAGCGTGATACCAAAATACTGCTCTGCAATGTTGACGATGTAAGACCGGAACACTTCCGCCTGGGCTTTGGACGCGGACAGGAAGATTTGTGGATCTCCCGTCATAACCGCATTTTCGAACGCCTCAAACGCAAAGTACCAGGTTGCACCGATCTGGCGGCTTTTCAGGATGTTACTGACCAGCTGGCCGATGTTACGGCGCAGGTGTTTCTGATATTCGAAAAGATGCTCATCCGCCCAGGTGTCAAAATCATCCTGAGTCAGTGACGAGATATCGTTTTTCTTGTACTTGCGTTTGCTGCGGGGCTCGTCCTCGTTATCTCCTCGCGCAGCTGCTTGCCGTTCTCCCTGGCTGCTGGCCAGCTTTTCTTTATGTTTATTGCTCTGCGCACGCAGCTTTGTGGCGTGAGCAATAAGCAAATCCATTTCTTTTAAATCCAGATCCGTTTTATTGTCACGCCCGGCTAACAGCTGGTAACGGCGTTCAATTGCCTCCTCTGTGCTTTCGAAACTGAGCAGGTCAGCCCATTTATATTTTTCCGCCCAGTAGTAAACGATCCGCGCATTCGGCAGATTTAATTCTGATGCAATTTCTTTCGGCGTGTAGCGGCGCAGGTAAAGAGCGCGGACAACGCCTTTTAATTCGTCTGAGTATTTAGCCATAGATTTAATTATGCCGTGGTGCTGATGAAAAAACGGCGGGGTTAATTCGGGGCTGTTCGGTAATGGCTTATAACCGAACTGTTCAGAATAAAGCGTAATGCGGGGATGTGTTTAATTCGCAATAATCAAATCCACAGCAAGGGAAACAGTTAATCGACAGAGGGGGAAATATGTGTCGCATTTAAAAACTGGCTGGCTGTGTGTTGCTACTGAAGGCGATACGGTTGATGGACGGGTGCTGGAACGGCAATGGATTATCGACATGGGGGAAACCTATGACCCTAAACATTACGCCGCATTACTCTGGCCGGAACATGAGCGCTACGCCGGAAACTTTGGTGAGGTGCTGGAAGCGATGTGGCAGGACGGTGATGACGGGCTGGCGCGGCTGTATGTCAGCCTGTGTCCGAATAAGCGCCTGATTTATGCAAACGACGAAGGCCAGTTGCTTTATTTCTCTGTTGAGCCGGAGCTGAACTGGCGCGGAGGGGATCGTACATATCTGAAGGGGCTGGCTGTTACTGACAACCCGGCAAGTGTGGGAACTACACGGCTGCGCTTTAGTCGGCGCAAATTAAACAAACAGGGATATTACAGTTGTGTGATTTCCCGTAACGGTAAAATTACGCAGGAAGGGAAGATGAAAAACTGGCAAAAATTGTTTGGTATTAAGCCGATATTTGAAGATGAAAATTCGCAGGACGATCCACCTGCTGATGATAAATTGCAGGCGCTGGCGAGTGCTCTGAACGATCTGGAAGCGCGTGTGGGTGCAATTGAAACCCAGCTTAATTCCGTGCAGGACGATGTTGACACTATTACCGAAGTAGTGGACACGGAAGAGTTTGCCGCTATTCGTGACAATGCAAAAGAGATTGTTACCCGATTTAACGATCTGGGGAATAAAGGCGGTCAGCGCAAACAGCGTCAGGTGCCAGCCAAATCCGGTAAATTTAGTTACCTGTAATTAACCGCAACGCGAATAAGCAAAACATTTTTATTATCGCGTAATTGCGAGGGAGTCTTATGTTACTGAATAACCGTGCGCGGGATTTACTGGACAATTATACGGAAGGGCTGGCGCAGCATTTTGGCACGCAAAACCCTGGCCGTTATTTTTCGCTAAATGACCCGCAGGAAACCGCACTGCGCCTGGCCATGCTGGAGTCCGTGGAGTTCCTGAACTGGATAACCACGCTGGACGTTGACCAGCTGAGTGGCCAGGTCGTCAATGTGGGTGCGTCTGTGCTTCACACCGGGCGCAGCGAAACAGGCCGTTTCGTCCGCCAGGTAGGGGTTGATGGCAATACCTATTCACTGGTTGAAACGGACAGCTGTGCGGCGCTGCGCTGGGATTTGCTTTCCGTCTGGGCGAACGCCGGAAAGGAAGAAAACGAGTTTTACAACCTGGTGCAGACCTTCAGCACTCAGGCGTTTGCGATGGACATGCTGCGTATTGGCTTTAACGGTACACACCGCGCCAAAACCACAGACCCGATCGCCAATCCGAACGGCGAAGATGTGAACATTGGCTGGCATGAAATCATGAAAACGATGCTGGGTGGCAAGCAAATCATGACCGATCCGGTGGTGCTCGATCAGGCAGGTGATTACAAATCGCTGGATGCGATGGCCTCCGATCTGATTAACGCCAAAATCCCGGCTCAGTTCCGCAATGACCCGCGCCTGGTGGTGCTGGTAGGTGCTGACCTGGTGGCTGCTGAACAGTACCGCCTGTTCCAGGCTGCTGACCGCCCAACGGAAAAAATCGCGGCGCAGTTGCTGGGTAACACCATTGCTGGCCGTCAGGCGATTATCCCGCCGTTCATGCCGGGCAAACGCATGGTGGTAACGCCACTTTCCAACCTGCACATCTACACCCAGCGCAATACGCGCCAGCGTAAAGCCCGGTTTGAAGATGACCGCAAGCAGTTTGAGAACAGCTATCTGCGTAACGAAGGTTATGCGGTTGAAGTGCCGGAGCTGTACGCGGCGATTGATGAAGATGCCGTGACGATCGGCAAGCCGTCAGAGCCAGTGGAGGGTTAAACAATGTCTCTTTCACCCGCGCAGCGTCATAACCAGCGCATTGCGATGGAACAAAAGCTCAAGCTTAGCCTGGCCGTTGGCACCACGGAAAGCATGCACCTGCTGATTAAGGCACTGGAAACAGACGTGGAGCAGGTGCGAAGCCTGCCGCTGATTGCAGATCGCGTTGAGCATAAGCGCAGTGTGCTGCTGCCGAAATGGGTTCCGACTGTGGAAGCGTATCTGGCCAGCGGCCAGGTGTATGCCAATCCGGTTCTGGCGTGGTGCGTGATCTGGCTGTTTGACGTGGGCGATCTGGATAAGGCGCTGGAGTGGGCTGATATCGCTATTGCCCAGCAACAGGCCACGCCGGAACGGCTGCGCAGCAATTTCCCAACGTTCGTGGCCGATACGATGCTGGCCTGGGCGGAGGAGTCTGCCGGGCGCGGGGAAAGCATTGAGCCGTATTTCTCACGCACGTTTGAGAACGTGGCCACCAGGTGGCGACTGCATGAGCAGGTGACAGCGAAATGGTACAAATTCGCCGGGTTGCAGCTGCTGCGCAGTGAGGATGGCCAGAAAACAGCGGCGGGTGTTGATGATGTGGAAACACTTCAGAAAGCCGATCAGCTGCTGGCCTCCGCTGAACAGTATTACTCAAAAATCGGCGTTAAAACGCAGCGGCAGACCATTGCCGCACGCATCCGAAAACTGACGCAGGGTTAAAGACTACCGCAAGCCAGGCGGGCGCGGTGGAGGGCAGAAACACAATGTGAAGCTGCGCCGTGGAAACCGGACAGCCCGCCTATTTTTTCGGGGGTTCCATGTTTAGTGGAAAGCCGCTTGATTACCAGGATGAGCCGCTAAAAAACGAAGGGTTCTGGCCAGACCTGAACCTGAAAGACTTTCAGGCACAGCGAGCGATCCCGGCTGATGTTGACGCGGACACCGTTGCCCAGGCGCTGCTGGCGGCCGTGGCGGAGGTGAATGCGGAGCTGGAAAAAGTGGAAGCCAGCTGGAAGGCAAGGGGGATTCTGAGCGCAGAGGACGCGCCGGGGGCAAGGATGGGGGAATTAAATGCCCTTTGTGCGCAGTACATAAAGGCGGTTTTCGCCAGAGCAAAAGCGGACTTGTTGGGAGAGTTCGCCACGGTTGGGCGGCGCGATTCTCACCCCGGGCAGGAAAGCACGGAAACCCGCGCCGGGTTGCTGACTGAAGCCTCTGTGGTGATCCGACGCATAAAGGGACTGAAACGGGCAACGGTGAAAAAGGTATGAATCAGACACAGCTTGAAAACCTGACGGCGTTCTTTACCGACAACGTGCCAGCCCGTGCGATGCAGTCATTTAACAGCGTAGTGGATGAAATGGAGTTCGTACCGGCTGCAAAGGATTTGGGGCTGGGGCAGTACCGCCAGGCGGTGATCCGCTATGACGCGGTACTGAGCTGGGAGCGTTTCCCGTATCGCCTGTGTCCGCCGCAGTTGCTTATGTCCCTGATGGCTGCCTGGCTCGATGAGGCAGACCGGGACTTACTGGACGACATCGGGGTGACTGAGGCAGATCCGCAGTGGGATGTGTCGGTGGCCGATGAAGAAACCGCCGATATCGTTCTGACGGTTCCTATGGCGGAAGAGCTGGTGATCCGTGAGGACGAAAAGGGACAAATCCCCTGGCAGGGTAAACGCTGGTCGCTGGTTGAGCCGGAAATCTGGACGGCGCTGACGGCAACGATTTACGGCGTGGATGAATCCGGTGCGCCTGTGGGCGATGTGCCGTGATTGCCGGAGGGGAGCTTAACAAGCGCCAGCTGGCGGAGCTGAAAAAGGCGCTGGCCAGCATGGAGCTGCCGCCCAAAAAACGACAGCGGCTGCTGTGGCGAATGGCGAAATACGGCGTGATTGCCGCCGCTAAACGCAACGTGCGAAACCAGGAAGCGCCGGACGGGGGAGCCTGGGCAGGACGCAAAACAAAGCGCAAAGGGAAGATGCTGCGCAACATGCCGAAACTGCTGCATATCCGGGAAATGCCTGAAATTCAGGCCGTGCGGATCTACTTGCAGGGCGGCGGCTACCGGAACGGGGAAACGCCTGTACCCGCTGGCACGGTGGGCTATTCGCAGCAAAACGGCATGCGCGTCCGGGTGAGTCGTGCAAGCCAGCCAGGGAAGGCACAGCCAGGCAAGATGGCCACTGCTGCGCAGGGAAAAAAACTGCGTGCGCTGGGCTACCGGGTGCGCCGGGGGAAACGCTGGAAGAAGCCCACTATCCGGGAAATAACCAGTGAAATGCCATACGCACAGGCGGGGTTGCTTATCCGGAAGTTAAGCGGCAAGGCTGTCAAAACGAGCTGGACTATCGATCTCCCTTCCCGCGTGTTTCTGGGAATGGGTGATGAAGACTTTAACAAGGCGCTGGCACGCCAGCTTCAGGCCATTGGCTTTGGCTGGGATGTAAATGCGCAGGATATCAGGGGGAGAACATGACCTGGCCAAATGTGACCGTTAACCAGGTAAACCAGCTACTGGGCGAAACCAATGAGGTGGAACGCGCGGTGCTGTTTATCGGTACGGGAACCAAAAATACAGGTAAGACCCTGGCTGTGAACACTCAGAGCGATTTTGACGAGCTTCTGGGTGAGGCTGACAGCCAGTTAAAAAGTGACGTGCTGGCGGCGGTGTCGAATGCTGGCCAGAACTGGTGGGGGTTCGTCCATGTGCTGGCTGCTGACAGTGAGCCGGAGGCATGGGTTAAAGCGGTGCTGGCCGCTCAGGTGTCGTGCTCGGTTGAAGGCGTGGTGCTGAGCAATGACATTTCAACGAAGGCAGAAATTAATCAGGCCATTAAGCTGCGCGCGGATCTGATTGCAAAGTATGGCCGCTGGGTATGGTTCATTCTGGCCACGCAGGGAATGCAGGATGAAGAGGGGCAAGCGGACTATCTCGCCAGAATGTCCACGCTTCAGGCTGGCATTGCGGAAAAAGCCGTGCAGCTGGTTCCCCGGCTCTGGGGGAACGAACCGGGCGTACTGGCTGGCCGTCTGTGCAGTCGTGCCGTCACCGTGGCGGACAGTCCGGCGCGTGTTAAAACGGGTGCGCTGGTAAGCCTGGGCAGTGATGAACTGCCGCTGGATGGGGCGGGGGAAGTGCTTGAGCTGGCAACGCTTCAGGCGCTGGAGGCGCAGCGCTTCAGCGTGCCGATGTGGTATCCGGACTATGACGGCTTTTACTGGTCTGACGGCCGCACGCTGGATGTTGAGGGTGGGGATTATCAGTCCATTGAAACGCTGCGCGTGGCCGATAAAGCCGCACGCCGGGTGCGTCTGCTGGCCATCGGCAAAATTGCAGATCGTTCGCTTAACAGCACGCCGGGCAGCATTGCCGCGCACCAGACGCTGTTTGCGAAACCGCTGCGCGAAATGTCCACAGCAGCGAATATCAATGGCGTGTCGTTCCCTGGCGAGGTGAAACCGCCGCAGGATGGTGATGTGACCATTGTCTGGAAAAACAAAAAGGCGGTGGAGATTTACATTGTGGTACGCACCTGGGAAGTGCCGCTGCAAATCACCATTAGCCTGTTACTGGATGCCAGCCTGGAGGCCGCCGCATGACCAAGCGTATTTCGGGGATGTCGTTTGATGCTTACGTTGACGGCGATCTGATCCACATTGAAAAAATCTCTCTCGATATCACGGATAACAGTGCCGCTGCGCAGACCCGTGGTGTGCCGGATGGCCACGTTGATGGTGACGTGGCCGCTGAGGGTGAAATTGAAGTGAGTTCGAAAGTGCTGGGTGTGCTCACGGCAAAAGCACGATCAGCAGGTTCGTGGCGCGGTATTGAGCCCGTGGATTTCCTTTTCTATGCCAAAGCCGGTAGTGAGGAAGTGAAGGTGGAGACGTTCGGCAATAAGCTCCAGCTGAGTAACCTGCTGGATATCGATCCGAAGGGCGGCAGCGTGTCCACGCACAAAATCAAATATTTTGTGACCAGTCCGAAGTTCGTAAACATCAACGGCGTGCCATATCTGGAAGCGGCAGCCACGGAAAACCTGATCGGTTAAGGGGCAGGGATGCAGGAGTAT